GCACTGGTGCCGTCTTGAAGTCTTACGATGATTCTGGCTGTAGACTGATCAAAAAATACTTCGTATTCCTGAGCAGAACTTCCGTCACCTTTAGTAAAAAAGTATTCATCGCTCTTTGGCTGTGCAGTCATTTTCATCCAAAAACTAACAGAGAAAGCGACATCATCGGTACCGTCTCCAAAAGATAGATTGTTTGAGTCTGCGACAGTCAATGCATGACCAGACCCGCTGACAAACAGCAGAGACTTTTTACTCCATGGCTCCATCTGTGGCGCATGACCATATTTCCACTCATATGATAATTCTCCAGCCCCTTTCATTACTGCTTCAGGTGTTGTATGTTTTGAATCTAAAGTTGGAAACTTATTCCAATATTTTGGTCTTTCCAAGACGTGACTCTCAACAATGTTATCAGCATTATCCATAGTTATGGCAGTTGCAGGTATAAGTTGCATAAGCATCTGTACAATTGCAGAATCAAACCACTTATAGAAGTCGACATACTTTTCTAAGTCAGGAGTATTTGCAACGTTTTCATAGAATAAGTGCCTTAATTTCTCCATCGCCTTGTATTGTGGACGATATCTGTTAACTGGTTCTCCAATTAAGTTGTTGAAATCATTAATTGAAGCGAACATATTCAACATTTCTTCTGAAATTGTTTGATACATGCTTTTTTCAATCGACAACATATATTTAACTGGCATTGAATCTCTTGTATAAAGATCATCGTCTGCATCTGTTAAAACATTTATCATGTCACTACTCTGGATGATCTCTGGCAATTGTTGCTTGGCAGAGATTATATAATCAACATCAACAACATTTGGATCAGATGCTGGGAAATTGTGACCGAGACCTGAATGTTGGTTATTTAAAGCAGTTGATAATACACCATAGCGTGCTACGAGGTCTGAGGAACCTGACGATGCGTCCGGTACAACAAAACTACCTTCTGAATCGGATGTAGTAATTGTTGTGTAATCCCAATTCAAAGCCAGGGTCTTTGTACGTGGAATGTTGACATCACCTAAAGCGCCCGAGATCGCCAAATAAGCATTTCTAGACGGCTCGTAACGTCCGTAATTGTCTATATCATATGCGTGCTTTCTTAATTCCTCTTGCGTTAGATTGTCTAACCATATTCTATTAGACAGAACTCTAACGTCTGTTGCTGATAAGGGATCAGATGAGGTGAAGTTTGTGTAGTGTGAGCCAACATACATCCTTTTTGAGCTTGTCATAAAGTGTGTTGCCAGTGTGTAATCCATCGATGAGCTAACGCTAAACTCATGAGTGATAGTGTTTCCTACTGTGCTGACTCCATAAAACTCGACAACGTAATCTTCACTTGTTGCAGGCTGACCTCCGGTACCGGGGTCGCTCTCGGTTGAGCCTTCTACCCTGTCTGCCAGCGGAGAATTGGGTCGAACCTTGACGGCAAAATTCCACTGGTTGTTGTCATATACATCGTCGTAGAAACTACTAGTTAAGAAAGGTATGCCACTAGTGTCCGAACTGGTGAGCATAAATTTGACTTTCTTAGAATTCGCAGTTTCTCGTAAAGCATAAACCTGAAAGTCTGCGACGTCAGGTGTGTGCCAGGTTGTATCATATTCTTCTGCGGCGCCTGCGGCGTTAATAGCTGTGTGTATGCCGAACAATGAAGAAGTAGTGCTAGTGTAATGTTTATATGGCGCTCTGTTTGTTCCTTCGTTTTTAGGGAACAAAAACTCGCCTTCAAAAGTCATCGGTATACTTACATTAGCATTTCCAGTTAAATAAGGTACAGTATTAGCATCAGATGATGTCATCTGATATATTGATCCTTTAAAGTTATAACTTCCCGTTGTTGATGCATAGGGATTGAAGCTTACCAGCCTGGTTCTATTTGAAACAGTCTCAGAATTATCTCTAAACTCATATTCATCATTAGTTGAATATACATTAATCTTAAAGATATCTTGATCAACGCCGAAGCAATGTAAGAGTTGCCTGAATGATTTCTCAGTACCTTTGGATTTGAAAATAGAAATTAAATTGTTGTAGATATTCTCGTATATAAAATTTCTAACATTGTCTAATTTTTCAGAATAATTTCTTTCTCCATCATTGTCCATTAATGCTTCTGTGATGGTTGATTTTGTAAATAAATCAAGAGCCATAAAGCCGCGTGATAGCAGCTTTCTTTGGGCAAATGCTACAGGCTTTGAATTACTCCCAGATAAGTAAAAGTTGTCATTTAATCTTGGAAGAAACTTTATTTGTAAAGACAATTCATCTAAATAACTCGCCATAATTTGAGTTATGTTTCTTAATGTTTCATCTTCTGAAGTGTCTTGTTTTGTAATCCAATATGGAAAATGATAATATAAAGATTTATTATTAGTTATATCAAAGACGCTACCGGTGTTCTCCATCTCAGTATAAGCTTCAATGTAGTCAGCATGGTTGCTGTATATGATAGGGTCTTTATTTTCTTTAAAATTTGTTGAGTAGCTTTCTATTGCTGAATCGGTGCTTCTTGCGGCGGATTCATATCCTGTCCAAGCACCGTTCGACATACGACCCGAATAGTCTAAGACAGATTGGTCGACTGAGCTTGTGCCCGTGATACCTTCATTAAATTTATAGTATAGTCCCAGGTCTGTCGTGTTATCATCAGTATTTGCGCCGCCTCCGACTTGATTAAACCAAAATCTACTAATTTGTAAAGCAGTCCTCTCTTTCTTCCAGAATCTAAATTCGTCTATCGATCCTGAAAGCTTTCCATATCCAATATCGGCAGTGCATGCTGTGGCACCAGAAACGGAATGGCGAAGAGAGCCCAAGTTGGCTATCGAGCCAGTGCTAGGGTATACCCTGTTGATGCTAGATCCAGTTGTTACAGTCTCAACATATTCACCATTAACATATAGTGTTGCTTTAATATTAGATGAATCATTTTTCATTGTTAAAGCGTAGTGATTCCAAGTATTTGTAGCTACAGATGCTGTCGTGATTGTCGTTCCAATCTCGGCGTATTGTACACCGGAGGCTCCGGAGAGAGCGGTGAATAAGAAGGTTCCTGCGTCGACGCCGCCGGTCATCTCCAAACGAAGGCGCCCGTATTCATCATTTTGTGCGGCTGCTGATCCGGACGTTGCTCCATTCCACAGGTCAAAAATAACTTCCCGGCCGGTCTTGGTTATGTCATATGACTCTTTCTTCAACCAGAATTCAAGTGTTACACCGCTGGAAGCTAAGTCAAACTTAAGATTGTCTTCTCTATCTTTTGAAGTATCATATACATTAAGAGCATTATCGGAATATAAACTTGCAATTGATCCGGTTACAGTCTCGTCGCCTCGGGGACCACTGTTGACCGCAATGTATTCAACATCATCTGATAATCCATAATTCTCTGCTGTTGAAGTTGCGGATACTGAGCCCCATGTACCTGGGCTGAAAACAGCATATCCTGTAGTTCTTGGATATTTGTGTTCTAGAAGGTAGATATCCAGGTTTGATGCACTATTCTCCCATGCTTGTTTTTCATACAAAGACCCATCGTAAGGGTATGTTTTTCTTATGTAATCAAATGATTTAGTATAATATTTTTCTGCGGATCCATAGCTAACAAAATCTTCTGGTTTGAGATAGTCAACTGGTGGACGGAAACGTTCGAATTCTTCTGTTTTGGCGCCAATGTATAAATCCGACTCAGCGTCTGCGGCGAGTTGGTCCATTGTCACAGAAGATATAGTTTTAACGTTTTTCTCTAAACCAAATAGTTTTTTAATGCTCATGTTTTAATCTACTCTAAATTTAAATACTTCGGATTGTTCTTTGTAATCATCATTAATTTTATAAACAAATTTAATACCATACATATAGCCAGTGTCTAACATAGACATGTTTAAATCAAAATAATTACCTGATACATCGTGGGACAATTTTGTATGATCGTCGCTTCCAGTTCCGTATGGTACGACTTCTAAATTATCTACAATTCTGTAAACTTTATAATAAGCACTTTCTATAACGCCAGACTCCGCTGCGGATTTTGCAACAGTGTAAATTGTTGGGTTCCAATTTTCATCACGAGTATATAATCTAAATCTAGCTGTCTCGCTTGGATTATATGTCGGCTTTAAGTTTGTTATATTTGAATAATATTTCGGTATTGGATAGTCTGAATTTAGATTCAAACTGTTTGGGAATATGGAGCCAGTATGCAATTGTAATCCATCGACTGTTTGCCATACATCAAATACCTTTGTTAGTGGAGTCGCTGCGGCTGTCATGCACACGGAAGCAGTGTAAATACCTGTTTCATGGAGACCACCTGTAACAAATGTTAAGTTGTTGGTCGCTGTGGTCCACAAAGACCCTTCTTTTACAGGACACAGATTTACTGCAGAGCCGGTGGGTGTAGTATTATCATCCGAACCTGAAAAAATCTGTACATATATGTAGTTATCTGCCGCGAGTGCGGGAATATTTTGCAATTGCCCACGGACATAATTGTACAAATATATTGTATTTAAATTAGATGGACCATCAGCTAAAGAGCTACTGTAAAAGAAATTACCTCTGTCATCTTTTAAAGTGGAATCCCATCGAGCTTCGATTACAGGTCTTTTAAAGAAAAACTCTGATCCTCTTCCAAAGAATTTTTTGGTATAATAAGACTCTCTCGCGCCATCTAAGTTATGTAGAAGACCATTAGATGTATCATTTAATCCAGAAGAATTTGAATTGTATGCTTCTTGACTGGCAGTAAGAAAAACTGCCAAACCATAATTAGGCTTGGTGCCGGCGATCCATTCCTCAACTAATGAGGTTATTTCCACTTCTACATCATCATATCCGTTTGTCAAAGTAGTATCATATAATGGAAGATTGTTTCCTGCAGAATACGCTGCCGTATGAAATAAGCCGCCCGGTTCGTCCCAAGAAGTTTCCTTTGATCTTTCTAGCCAGTTGCATGTTCCTTCATGTCTATACTCTTCCATATCCAGTCCAGTACCTTCGGTCCACGATTGAGAGAGCGCTGCGATATTGAATTTGGGAGACACAGGTAAAGTTTGTGTATGTTTTGCGTTATATAATTTTAAATAAAAGTTTACGCTGCCGCTAACGGGAATTGTTCCTGCAGTTCTATCTCCTTTTATTTCTCCTACATCAGTTCCCTCAATTGGAAATTCTAATAAAATCCTTGTATTTTCAGCAGATGAAGTGGTGGATTGTCCATAAATAGAGAACACCTCTAGCACATCAGTTTCGCCCATATTAGATCCTGTGGCGCGAGTGCTCAGGTTCTGCCTGAAAGCATTAGAAATAGTAGCGTCTTTTTCTGCGTAGTATCTTTTAATAGACATTATTTAATAGTCCCTTTGATATCTGTTTTTGGAAATTTTAATTCGTATATTGTATCTTCTGGAATGTATACTATTCTTCCATCTGCAGAGGTGTTATCATTAATATCAATTGAATAATCAGAATATATATCTCCTGTTTTTACAACTATGTTAACATTAACAACATCTGCTATGCCTTTCGTATTTTTTAGCGCTTCATATACGTCTGTAATATATAAAAATTCACCGACTTCGGGGTGATTATCAAATTTTCTAGTCAATTCTCTTTTTGCCCTTTCAAGAACAGAATATTTATCATGATTTAAATCTGACATTACCTCAAATTCAACACCAATATTTAAAATATTTGCATCAATAATATCAACTGTGTCGTTAACCATTTTATACTGAGATAACCAATTTTTTAAATTTTGTTTTGTAACATTATTAGTTTGTACTAAATTTTCCGTCAAGGTTGATTGTGAAATAACGTGCATATTAAGGTTTCTTTTTAAAGAATCTAAATCTTGAGTTATTGAACATCTCTTGATTGACCCAAAAGATGGAGGCATTCTGTACACTAAGCTAGAATAATCATGAGCAGTTACTGCTCGGTTTTGACTGGCATATGTATCGATAGCGTGTCGTTTAATTTCTTCTGCCGAAGGGGCTGTAACATCTCCTACTATTGGCTCCTCGTTTGTCACCTCAATAGATCCCATGATCTCAGATAGCAATTGAGACGATATATCATTACTAGGTACTGCAAAAATTGGATTTGTAACATTATTAATTGTATTCGTAGGGGCGGAAACCGTCTGTGCGGTGTTTGTTAGATAAGTCACTTTCATCGTTGTGTTTGCTGGACCAACGCCGAGCTTGTCTGTTGATCTCAAATTTGAAGGGTCAAAATGTTGATCGGAAGTGTAATCTTTTCCATGATATTCTAAAATAATCTCGCTGGCCTTCTTAATCGGATCATCGGTCAAGCTAGATTCAGAACCATAGCCAAACTGTAGGAATGTGATTTCACCATCTCTTTCTACAGTAAACCTTCTGGGTACAGGAAATGGCTTCAAAATCGACTTTGGTCCATTTTGCACAAAATTTTGATTTCTAATTTCCTTAAAAACAGTATCTTGAGATAGGTAGTCTACTTCGTGATACTCGTGACCCTCTGCATCAAAGACAGAAATAATATCTGTAATAAACCCAGAACTCAATTCAACTCTTCTTAGTTTCTCAAAAGTCCCTACTTCAATAACATCTTCCGCTATGAGTCCTGATATTATTCTTCCGTAAGATTTAATTGCATACTGAAGGGGAGTACCGTCTGCGTCAACCCTGGCAACGACAACCTCGTTGTCCGGATCTGAAAAGTTGACATCTTCAACTAGTATGTATTCGTTTCCTGCATTGTTGGCAAATTGTGTATTTCGTTTTAAGGTTGGAACATAATCCATATTAGGTCCGCCACCGGTTGAAGCGGCGGGAACAACGACAAATAAAGTTACAACACCAGTTGCTGCAGCAGACCCCTTAAGCTTGTAACCCATTTGCTTAGATAATTTTACAACATTTTCATATTCAATAGCTGTATCTAGGTAGCTTTCATTAGCTTGATAGTCTAGATAGAATGATAAAACATCTCCAACATAAGCAACGGTATCCATCATCAAGGCGCCGAAAGAGGCTTCATTGAAGTCTTGCATTGTATTTGGATAGTATCTTCGAGCGTGCTCGACTAGTGCTGTTTTGATCGAATCAAAATCTCTATTTGTATATTTAATCGGGACAAATTTCTTTACCATTCTTGGGATACCTCATCAGTGTAAGTAACTAGTTTAATTTTAAAATTCCGGAATATCTAAAACGATCTCTAATACATCTTCTAGCGAAGCAGATGTAATCACATATCTTATTTCAATTGCCAGAGAGTGCGCTTTATCTATTTGGTCCCGGTGTGGTTGAATATTGAAACTTTTAATTTCTACATAAGGATAGTAGTAAGCTATCTGCTCGGCGGCTCTTGTTTCAATCAAATTATGCGTGGAAGGACCATTGTGTTCGAACAAATAACGATACAAGCCGACTCCAAAATCAGGATCCATTATTTTTTCACCAGGATTTGTGAGCAAAATCATTTTTAAATTTTGTTTCACGACCTCTTCAAATGTCTTATTCAAGCCTATTCCGTCTAAATCGTCTATCTGGAGTGGTAATTTTGGTGAGTATCCTGGCATTATTAATCCTCTTTATTTTTAATAATTAGAGTTCTTCTTCATTATTTGCGTTAGCTTCGAAACTTTCTGCTTCTTCTAGTCTTTTTTTGCACTTCATCGACATGTGTTCCGAAGATGGCTTTTCTGCTTCTTCTTGATCATCTGGTGGATCTTTATGCAGTCCCAATCCTAAATATACTGCGCCGAAGGGTGTTAGCGGGGGACCTATACCTGGTCCAAACGGAGGTGGTGGGAAGCCGACGCCGAAGGGCAACATGCTTGGCAGCAGACCAAACGAAAGAACTGGGAATGGGAAGTCGTCGACAACCTTCTTTGCTTTTTTCTTTATTCTTTTCATATCCTTGTTGATTTCTGTAATTCTTTCTTCAAACTTGTCGACTGCCTTATCTAAATCTTCTTGAATTTTCTCTTTTTGTTCTTCGGACAAATCTTCTTTAGATAATTCAGCATGCATCTCAGGGATACCAAATGTCTTTTTAACACTTTCTTTTGTGTTCGAACTTACACTATCCGGTATTGCTTTGACAATTAGTTGCATTCCGCGATGGATAGATTTCGAGATTGCAATATTAGGATCAGCCATTTCGGCTACCCCTTTGATAATCTGAGGAGGAGTCTTAATAAACAAGTCCCATATCAATGATGCGAGGTCGTCTTCTTTGGTTTCCTCAAGTGCATCATCAGTCGGGAATGAGCCAGGATCTTGTTTTGTCGAAGTTTCTGGATCTATTCCTAAAGCAGTCTTGTATGTTTTAAACAGGGCATTTTTTGTTGAGCCGAAGAGGCGCTTTGTTGGTCCATCATATTTAATACTCATTACATTATATAAAGTAATAATAGACAGCAAACGTCGGACTGGAATAACATGATTGAATAATACTCTATATTCTGGCTTTCTGATAAGCTTTTCTTTTAAAGTCGGGAGAGCTTGGTTGTAAAAAGCCTCTAGCCCATTAACAAAATTTGGCAAGGTTGAGTCTTTAACATGATCTGGAATGTCCATTTCAACCTCAGTTATGGGGATCATATAAGTATCTTTGAAAACAAGGGATCCATAAGCTCTTACTTCTTTAAGAGTAGGCTGAGCAGGGCGGTCTGGAGTGAAATGATATTGTGTATCTCCTGCGTTGGGGTTTAATTTTGTAATATCGTCTAATAGTTTTATAATATCATTGACATGCCCTTCGTCTTGCACCTCTTCAGGAAAAACATATGTTAACCTTAATCCAAATTTCCAACCAGCTTTTGGGAAGAATCCGTGGTTTTCCCAGAATTTTCTAACAGGTTCTTTCGTAATAATCTCATAAGCATGCGCTGCTTTTTTATCGAAGGCTTCCTCTGTTTTATCTAGAACTTTCTGTGCCTCTAGAAGAATATCATACTTTTCTTTCTGTTCATCATATAACTTTTGATATGCATCAACTTTTCCTTCAAACCAAGCGCCGAAGAAGCCATGGTTCAAAACAGCCGCTTCTGCTATTTGTGCTACATCGACGGCTCGGTCCCAGGACGCATCTGTCATATATTCTTTAAGCTGTTGCCATGTTGCCTCGTTTCCAGGAGATCCTTCAGTTGCTGCAAGTCGAAATTGTTCGTTTGAAACAAGTGACCCATTTGCAAGAGACTTAATTTGTTTATCTGATGGCACGGTGAATCCACCAGAAAATGGCTGTGCAGCTTTAACAGCAGAATAAATAACCCAATCGTGACATCTCTTTGCGGCTCCAGACTTAAACTTGCCGGCTGTCCACCAAGCCTCCCACTGAGCTTGTCCTCCAGGGTATGCTTGTTTATATTTCTTAAATGCCCACCTTACATGGGTGGGAGTTAACTCATTTATATCTCCGGACCAAGATCCATTTGGGCATGTGTGGCTATATTGTTGGACAAGAACTCTTACAACCCCAGCCTCTGCGCTGTCATTGATCTTCAAATCAGCGGTTACGTCTCTCCACATTTGACCAATCCATTCGGCAACTGCATACTTTAAATCAATGATGCCGGCGGCACCTTTTCCCATGGAAGCTTTCCATGCGGAAACAGACCCATCATAGTGAGTGTCCCACGGGAGTGATGCGGGTGTTGTTACTCCGGAGTCTTGTTCCACTTGTTCAACACCATATATCGCGGCGGATTGAGGAGTGACAGCATATAAAACACTATAGGCGCCCCAGCTTTCTTCAATACTTTTGTCCCCGGTTGATTGAGGTGGCTTATAGACAGGTCCGCCAAATGGATCGCCCATAGCTCCGTCGTCAAGAAATCCTTTTGATTTTTCCTTTGCTGCTTTATTAATCGCTCCAATTTCGCTAACGACTGTCTGCATATATTCTTTCCACGCATCGATGCCGCAATAATTTGATAACCCTCTTTTCCTTTCTATGTTTAGGTTGCCATATGAAAGATATGTTTGTGCGGGGTCGGCATCGATGTCACCTTGGAACGCGCCATCATATGTTGGAATAGCCGTTAAAAATTTGTCCCATGCTGGTGCTTTATAGGTCCCTTCTTTTAAAATGACTTTACCGTCTACCAATTCATATTTTGAATCAATTATTGTATCATTGACACGTATATACCTTTCTAAAATAAACCCACCCTCTTTGCTCACAAGGTCTCTAACTCTCAATTTATAACCATTTTTGCTTTCCCAATTGTCAAATTCTTCTTCAGACATTCCCATGGGTCGCTTGGTTACCACTTTCTCAAACCTTGTATCAAATAGCGAATCCCCATCCGGTATGGCCATTTGTTTTGAGTCGCCATGTTCTGTTAGTTTGTGGTACGGAAACACATCAATTGGTTCTGGTATTGTGATTTGTTCCAACAATCCGTTTTCCTTTATGGTGTTAATTTTATTAACATCAACGACAGAAGTTAGAACTTTAAAAAATTCAGACCCAACTTCTTCTATTTGTGCGTCTAAAAGATTCTTTAGAGCTTGTCTTTTTGTTCTAGCATTTGGTAGTCTAGTGCTTCGAAGTGGGTTTTTAACTTTTGGTGATCGTTTAGATGAGCCCAGCTTAGGAGGGATGATTATCGGATCTTCA